TGGTACGTAAATACACCTTAGCTATGATTCGTTTGATTCAGAAGAACAGGATTCTATTTGAATCGGGACCTGGTACTATAGCTCAATCGGATGAGTGGGACAAATTGTATAAACACATCACCCAATTCGGTGCAGATCGAATTGTAGATGGGGATTACGAATTGTTTGATAAGCGCATGCCTGCCTCTTTGATATTGGCGGCGTTTGATATTCTCGTCCATCTAGCGCGAGTTGCGGAATGGGATGAACATGATGTACGTGTCTTGCGTGGAATAGCTTATGATATAGCTTTTCCGACAGTTGATATGAACGGAGATTTTGTGCAATTTTTTGGATCGAATCCCTCGGGCCATCCATTAACTGTAATTGTTAATGGTTTAGCGAATGCTCTCTATATGAGATATTGTTATTTCCACAACTCTCCAGATAGAGAGTGTGAAACTTTTAAACAGAACGTAGCTTTAATGACCTATGGTGACGATGTCATCATGGGTATTAATAGGGAATGTTTTTGGATGTCGCACACTCTAATAAAAAATACTCTAGCAACAATTGGCATCAATTTCACTATGGCTGATAAGACAGCTGAAAGCGTACCTTATTCTAATATGGATCAGGCCACTTTCCTTAAAAGATCGTGGCGCTTTGAGTCTGAACTCGATGCGTATGTGTGTCCCATTGATCACTCTTCTATTGAGAAGATGCTGACGATGTGTGTGCGAAGTAAGACAATCTCTCGAGAATTACAGGCAATTGCGGTTATAGATACAGCTATTAGAGAATATTTCTGGTACGGGAAACAAGTGTTCACTGAGAAGAGGGAAATGCTATTGCAAGTTATAGAAGAAAATGAACTTGCTGTCTATTGCGAGCGGGATTTCCCATCTTGGGATTCTCTTGTAGCAGAGTTTAGACATTACTCAGGTTGTACCTGAGATATGGGGTTAGACGCATCCCATCAAAAGCGTCCTCTGGTGAGAGGTGAAATACACCTACAGGTGTTGGTTAACATCCACCCTGTAGTACAATTTG